CTCAACACTCACGATTCCTGTGGGCGGCTATACAGTATTTGCATTTGATGTCAGTCCGTCTCGTAGAAATGCGTCTTTGGTTGCTGGCCAGATACTCCCAGATGGTCGCATTGGAGTTGGAATCCTACAAACGTGGGAAAGCCAAGTAAGCGTTGATGATCTAAAGATTGCGGTGGACATCAAGGCATGGGCTGACCAGTATCGCCCGCGACAAATCTGTTACGACAAGTACACAGCCCAGTCAATCGCAGACAAGCTCTCGAACGCTGGACAGATCGTGCAGGACATTAGCGGCGCATCCTTCTATCAGGCTTGCGGAGACCTTAATGACAGCCTTAACTCAAAGCGGCTTGTCCATGCGGGTCAGGAGAACTGGATTCAACAGATGAATAACTGCGCAGCCAAGGTTAATGATTCGGCATGGCGCATTGTTAAACGTAAAAGTGCAGGAGACGTCTCTGGAGCGATTGCAACCGCCATGGTTGTTCACATGCTTTACAAACCACAACAGGTAGCGGCTATATACACAGAATAATCTATATGTAGTGTATAATTGCCTTCTATGGGTCTCTTTTCGCGTAAGCCACAGATATTAGAAGCGCAGCTTGCGCCACAGGTCATGGGCGAGAATCTGCCCTCACTCTATAGCTCGCTTACACTTCGAGTATCTCGCAAAGAGGCTATGAGCGTCAGCTCTGTAGCCAGAGCCCGCAACCTAATCTGTGGCACAGTCGCAGGAATCCCTTTAGAGTATTACAACAAGCGCACAGGCGAAGTTATGGCTGCGCCGCGTTGGATTAACCAACTAGCAAAGAATCAACCATCATTTATCACTATCTGCTGGATCGTAGATTCACTCTTGTTCTACGGAGTATCTTATCTTCGCGTTACAGAGCGTTATGCAGAAGACGGACGCCCTGCTGCGTTTGAATGGATTGCTAACTCACGCGTTACATTCACAACTGACCTCGAAGGCATCATGATTACGCAGTATTACGTTGATGCTGCTCCTATCGCCATGAACGACATCGTAACTATTCAGGGATTCGATGAGGGCGTATTAGAGCGCGCTGGTCGCACTATCCAGTCAGCGATTGACATTAACAAGGCTGCTGCTATTGCATCCGCAACTCCCATGTCGAGTGGCATATTACGGAACACAGGGGCTGACCTTCCGCCAGCAGAAGTTTCGGGATTGCTTGCAGCTTGGAAGCGTAGCCGCCAGAATAACTCTACTGCTTACCTTACTAGCACTCTTGAGTTCCAGTCCACACAGTTCTCACCTAAAGACATGATGTACAACGAGGCAATTCAGAACCTATCTACTGAAATTGCCCGCGCTATGAACGTGCCAGCGTATTATTTATCAGCAGATCAGAATACAACTATGACTTATGCAAACGTAACAGAAGAGCGCAAGCAATTCTTCGCACTCAGCATCGAGCCTTACATTCAGGCTATTCAGACTCGTCTATCTATGGATGACATCTCTACAGCAGGACACGAAGTTCGCTTTGCAGTCTTTGACACATTCCTTAAGCAAGACCCAATGGTCGAGCTTAGCGTGATTGAGAAGATGCTATCTCTAGGGCTGATTACAACTGAACAGGCTATGGAAATGACAGATTTAACTCCTAACGGAAGCGAAGGTCTAAGTTAATGGAAACTCTATATATCGAAGCATCCTCAATCGAATGTAGCGAAGAACGCCGCGAAATTAGCGGCAAGATCGTACCAATGGGAACTGGCGAAATCGGCAACACCAATCTTGGTGGCGTTGTATTCGAGGCTGGTTCTATTGAGATTGACGATCCATCAAAGATTAAGTTGCTATCACAGCACGACATGAAGAAGCCAGTAGGACGCATGGTCACAGCCACAGTACGACCAGACGGCATCTATGCAACCTTTAAGTTGTCACGTTCAACAGGTGGCAACGATGCACTTGTCATGGCTAGCGAGGGTCTCGTTTCCGGACTTTCAATCGGTGCAGAAATCATTTCATCACAACCATCACGCGCTGGACACACAGTAGTCACAGCAGCCAAACTCAAAGAAGTTTCTCTAGTTACAGAGCCAGCCTTTAAGTCTGCTCAAGTGCTAGAGATCGCAGCAGAGGAAGTCATCCCTGCTGAAGAAACCAAACCAACAGAAAGCGAGCCAGTCGTGGAAGATACCACACAGGTAGAAGCTCCAGCAGTTGAAGCAGCGGCAGAAGAAGCGGCTCGCCCAACAGTTGCAGCATCACATTACACCAAGGAGCGTACAGCGCCGATTACATCAGCACAGTACCTCGAAGCATCTATTAAGGCAGCACTCGGAGACGATGATGCGCGCCGCATGGTAAGAAGTGCTGATGATTCTACTTCTACCAACACAGGTCTAACACTCCCACAGCACCTAAATCAGTTCGTTACAGATACATTCTCTGGACGTCCAGTATTCGATGCTGTAACACGCAACGCACTTATTGACTCTGGAATGTCATTCACAGTTCCACGTCTTTACACAAACGCATCAACAGCAGACACAGCACCATCAGTCGCAGATGTAAACGAAGGCGCAACAGTTACAGATGTCGGGATGACTTCTGCTTACGACACAGTAAATATCAACAAGTTCGCAGGGCTAAATCGCATTAGCTGGGAACTCATCGACCGATCTTCGCCCTCCTTTATGGAACTTTTGATGGCGGAGTTGCGCAAGGCGTACGAGAAGGCAACTGATACAGCAGTTTTGACCGAGCTAATTTCAGCAGGTACAACTGCAACAGGCGTTGCTGCAACAGCAGCAGGACTCCAGTCATTCATCTCTGTAGAAGGCGCAGCCGCATACAAGGGTACAGGCGGAGACTTCGCTAACAAGCTCGTTGCTAACACAGACCAATGGGCTGCTATCACAGGATACGCAGACTCAACAGGTCGCGCACTCTACTCTGCACAGGGTTCAACAATGAACGCTTCAGGCACAGCAGTCGCATCATCAGTACGCGGCAACGTTCTTGGAACTGACCTCATCGTAGATCACAACATCGCGGCATCAGGTGTCATTGACAACTCTGCTTTCCTTATCGCACCATCTAGCGTATATGTCTGGGAATCACCTGTGACAAACCTACGCCTTCAGGTGCTAACCACAGGCGAGTTGGAAATTGCACTTTATGGTTATCTTGCAGTCTATGTCGCGAAAAGCGGCAAGGGCGTAAGAAAATTTAACCTCTCCTAAGTAATACCCTAAGTCGCTAGAGGGGGCTGCCAGAGCCCTTGCAGCTCCCTCTAGTCTTTAGAAAGGATAATAATGAGCATCACAACAGTCGCAGAGCTTCGTACCGCACTAGGTATCGGTACTCTTTACACCGATGCTGTCTTGCAGTCCGTCTGCGATGCCGCTGATGATGTCATGTTGCCCTTTCTATGGACTAACACGACTCCAGTAATCGGGCATAGCAACACTACTAACACAGGCACTTCATACTTCCAAGATCGAGTTGATGACGTGTTCTATGTAGGGCAGTCTCTAAATCTCACAGGCTGCGGAAGTAAGCACAACGGCAATAAGACTTTAACTGGCGTGGGTGAGTATTCAGTAACTTATGCAATTACAGGCAATAACAATGTCGCTGCGCCTTACCACCCAATCAACCCTTACGGCAAAGCGGCAGCAGACACCTACGTGGATTACACAACCATCCCTGCTATTCAGGAAGCCAGCCTCATGATTAGCGTGGCTATCTGGCAAGCGCGTCAAGCACCTACAGGACAAGGCGTATCTATTGACGGCTTTGCTCCAAGCCCTTACACAATGTCTAACCAGCTTATGGCTCGCGTTCGTGGCTTACTAGCACCATACCTAAGCCCTAACTCTATGGTGGGCTGATGCCAGCGATAACCACCCTACGTTCTAGCATTGCAGCAGCTCTTACTGATAACACAAAGTGGTCAGTATTCTCGTTCCCACCTGCTACTCCTATTGCTAACTCTGTAATCGTCAGCCCTGCTGATCCTTATATTGTGCCAAGCAATAACGACTATACGGCTATTGCTCCATTGGCTAACTTCCAGATTTCTATTCTTGTGCCATTGCTCGATAATCAGGGCAACCTTGCTGGCATCGAGGATGACATCATCAGAGTATTTCAATTACTCGAAGCATCTAACATTGTCTTTAACGTAGGAAGCGTGAGCGCCCCAGCGGTTCTTAACCTACCTACTGGAGACCTGCTCACCTGTAACGTGCAGGTAAGCACCCTAACGGAATGGAGCTAACCATGTCAGATTGGGAAAAGGAGCGCGACGCTTTTCTAGTGAAAATCGGACAAGCTCCAGCAGCCAAGGAAAAACCAACTACCAAGAAAGATGAGGAATAACTGAAATGGCAGTATTTCTAAACAATGGCGTAGTTCTTACAGTCAATTCAGTAGACTTGTCAGATCACGTCACAGCAGTAACAATCAACCGCACATTCGATGAGCTTGAAGTAACAGCGATGGGCGATTCAGGACACAAGTTCGTCAAGGGTCTTGAGGCAGCATCACTCACAATCGACTTCCTCAACGACACAGCAACAGGCGAAGTCTTGCAGACACTTCAGGCTGCATACGGCACAAACGTAACAGTTACAGCCAAGCAGACATCATCAGCAGTATCAGCGACAAACCCTCTTTACACAATGACCTGCCTAGTAAACAACCTCACCGACATCAACGGCGCAGTTGGAGACCTTGGCACACAATCTGTAACTTGGAACGTCTCTGGTACAGTAGCAGTCACAACAGCGTAAGAAGGAGATAAGGGCTATGGCAAAACTCAAAGTAACAAGGGCTGACGGACAAGTGCAGGAGTTCGAGATAACTCCGCTACTAGAGTACAGCTTTGAGCAATACGCCAAGAAAGGCTTTCACAAGGCACTCATTGAAGATCAGAAGCAATCTGATGTTTATTGGTTGTGCTGGGAAGCCATCCGCCGCTCGGGTGAAGTGGTCAAGCCTTTTGGTGAGGACTTCCTAAGCACTCTCAAGTCAGTTGAGGTCTTAGAGTCTGACCCTTTAGGCTAGATCGGAACTCCGTCACCTATCTTGCAACTAGATTAAGTTACGAGTATGGAGTTCCGTTCAACACCATCGTGGAACTTTCTCCGATGGCTTTCAAGGCTCATATACAGATATTAAAGGACATAGCAAAGGAGCAAGCTGATGCCAGTCGAACTGCAAAACGCCGTAGCTCTTAGCAAAGCCCTTAAGCAATACACCCCTGACCTAGCCAAGGAAACACAGAAGGAAATCGCTAAGCACCTTCGCAAGGTAGTCAATCGTGCGCGTGGCTTTGTCCCAGCCGAGTCACCTTTAAGCGGATGGGAAAACCAAACAGGCATCTGGGAGTATCGTGCCTTCAACGCTGGACTTATGAAGCGTGGCATTGGATACAGCACCACACCTACTAAGCCTAATAAGCGCGGCTTTAGATCATTAGCCACAATCTTTAACAAGTCTGCCTCTGGTGCTATTTATGAAACAGCAGGACGCTTAAACCCACAAGGCTTACCACCTGCCCAACGTGTGAAGAAGTATCGTGGTGGCAAGTTTATTCAGGAATGGCAAACAGACAAGACAGTCAATAAGTCTGCTAACCCTAATGCTGGCAAGCAATTTATTAACTCTATGCCGCCATTGGTTGATTCACAGCAATCCAACAGCGCAGGACGTAGAACTCGAAAGACCAAAGGTCGCTTGATGTTTAGGGCATGGGCTGAAGATCAGGGCAGAACTACAGCAGCAGTTGTCAAGGCTATCCAAGCTGCCAACATGACAGTAGTTAAGAAGACCAACGCTAGAGGCGAAGTATCATTTAAGGGACGTGACAAGTAATGGCTGGCATGACAGACCTAGCAATCCGCATTGCTACCACTATGGATGCCACAGGCATCAACAAGGCAGACAAGTCAGTCAAGGGCTTAGACAAGACAATAAAGAAGCTAGGGCGCACCCTAGGCGTTACCCTTGGCGCATCAGCGATGGTTGCCTATGGCAAGAACGCAGTCAAAGCCTTTGCAGCAGATGAGGCAGCAGCTCGCAGATTATCCACCGCAGTCGATAACCTAGGGTTGTCATTCTTTAAGGCAGATGTAAATACCTTTATTAGCCAGACAGAGCGCAGCGCAGCCATCCTCGATGACGAGCTACGTCCAGCCATGCAAGCCTTACTGACCACCACAGGCTCATTAACTAGATCACAAGAATTACTTAACAACGCCATCCAGATTAGCCGAGCATCAGGCATCGCACTTGGCACAGTTGTCGAGGACTTAAACAAAGGCTATGTAGGCGTTACTCGTGGACTTATCAAGTACAACACAGGTCTTACTAGAGCCGAGTTACAAACTAAATCCTTTAATGAAATCCTAGGCGTTATCCTTGCCAAGTCTGCTGGCGCAGCCGATGAGTACCTAACCACTACAGCGTACAAGATGGACGTGTTAAAGGTTGCAACCGCTAACGCACAGGAGACAATCGGAGCAGGTTTAGTCGATGCCCTAGCAAAACTAGGCGGCGGCAATGAAATCTCTGATGCAGCCAAAGCAATCGACAACGTAGCCAAAGGCATTAACGGCATCACCAACGCAGCCGCAACAGCCATAGGCGCGGTTACTAAGCTCTACAAAGGTCTGGACTTCCTGACTTCATTCGGTGGTCTTACAGGCGGCGATGGCAGAATTGCTCAATACACAGCAACAGTCGAAGAACGCTTGCGTCAGTTTAATAACCCACGATCTGCCAGCCCAGCAGGTACAGCCATGCGTACACGCCAGATGCGTGAAGCAGAAGCCGCAGCCGCAAAGCGAGCCAAAGAAGTACAGGCAATTACTAAGAAGCAAGTTGCATCTACTAAAGCACTTACAGCCGAGCAGAAGAAGCAAAACAGCCTTAAGAAGTCTGCCACAGTCTTTGACCAAGAGCAGATTCAGCTCATCGCTGCCCTCAAGGGTAAGTTATCTGAAGAAGATCGTAAGCGCATCGAGGCACAGTTAGCCCTACTCAATAACAATGATGCCCTAGCCCAGAAACTCACACGCGAGATTCTTATGGCGCAAGATGCCACAGGCGGCTTGTATCGCTACTTCCTAACTATTGGCGATGCAAAGATTAAGAACCCTTTTGCTTTCCTTGATGAATGGCTATTGAACTTCCAAGATAAATTAAACAATCTTAAGTTGCCTACGATGACCAATGTTTCACAGGCAGTAGCAGCGGCAGTAGCACCTACCTCTGGCGTAGTCCTAGGCTTTACCCCACCGCAGGGCGTGTACCCAACACCTAGCGCAAACCCATTCGGTCCAGCTATACCCAGCACCAACGTAGATCGTGGATTCGTAGGCACTCCGTTTGGACAGGCTGGCTCTTATGTGGACAGCATGGGAACACCATTCGGACAAGCAGGTTCTACAATCACATTAAAGATTACTGGCGAAGGTGACATCACCAACGCAATCGCTAAGGGCTTACAGAACCAGTCTCTATCTACTGGTGACTCTTCCTACATCAACCGCAGAACTGGCGGCTTTGCTGGATGAGCCTACCTGCACAGATAGCAGTCTCCTTCGACTTTAGCTCTGGTGCTACCTTCGGCACAGGCTTTGTGATTGGTTCACCTGATAACGGCGTTATTGGCGTGAACTCATTCGGCTCATCTGATGTAATCATTCCTACAGTTGATCTAACTCCTGACGTTTATAGCATCTCAATCAGGCGTGGACGTAACATCATGAAAGACCAGTA